ACGGGATATACCTGGAGATGCTTAGAGGATTACAGGAACAAACACATTAACCTTTACGTTCTTTTAATGCTACCTAATTTTGAATTTATATTTGATAGCTTGCAGTTACAAGATAAAGAGCTTTACTTAAAAAGCATCTATGCAGATATCGTTAAATTTAAAATGCGGATTAACAATTCAACTAAAGCTAAAAAAATTATTTTGGAAGGATTAAAAAGAATTAATACTTTAAACCAACTTTCACTTGATAAAAGACAATAACATACTAACATACTATATCATATAAATTATGAAACCTTATAACTCAAACATGTTTGAAAGCATTAAAAATGCTGTAGACAAAGCTAAGAACAAATCAGGCGGTAGCTCTGCTTATCGTAACCTTCTCTCGTTAGAACCGAGTGAAAAACCATATATTGTACGTTTACTACCTAATATAAAGAACCCAGAAGAAACAATATTACATTATTATCATCACGGTTGGAATAGTATTGGTAGTGGCCAGTATACAAGCATTACATCGCCTACTACTTGGGGAGATCGTTGTCCTATTAGTGAACTATATTTTAAGATTCAACGGGAAGGCAGTAATGAAGAGAAAGAACGCGCTAAAGCTAATCTTCGTCGTAAAGAAAACTGGTTAGTAAACGTTTACGTTGTTAATGACCCTAAGAAACCAGAAAACAACGGTACTGTTAAAGTATTACGCTACGGTAAGCAGTTAGATAAGATTGTTCAATCTGCTATCAATGGTGATGACTCAGAAGAGTTTGGTGCTAAGATTTTTGATCTAAGCCCTGAAGGTTGTAACTTACGTATTAAGGTAGAGTTAGTATCTGATAAGCCAGGTGCACCAAAGTACCCAACCTATACAGCTTCTAAGTTCTTAAATGCAGCAGCTATTGAAGGTTTAGACGAAGACAAGATTCAAGAAACTTATAACAGCATTCATGATCTTAATACTTTTGTAGAACGTAAATCTAACGACGAGATTAAGGCATTTATTGATCAACACTATTATGGTAGTGCAGATTCTGCACCGGTTGCTGCTCCAGTAGAAGAAGAAGATGTTCCGTATACTCCAGCACCTAAAGCTACTAAACCAGTTGCAAAGCCAGTAGTTGAATCTGATAGTACTAATGATACTAATGATAGTAAAGTAAATGACTTACTCGCTGGTTTAGACGACTTATAATATGGCAAACCAACAAAGACCAGGTCCTTTTGTGCCACCATCAGACCCTTCATTAAATGGAGAGTCTTTGGTGTTGGCGGCTATGTTCGCTAAACAACTGCAAAATGATATTAATGGTATCAAGCAGAAGTCTCACGAAGTAGGTGGCGGTCTTAGAGTAACAGATGTAGATATGAGTAAGGTCATGCCTTCTCATATCATGAAAGCTGCGGGTAGGCAAGCACCACCGCAGCAACATCAACAAAGACCACCGCAACAGGCATATGTACCGCCTGTGCCTCAACCAATTCAGCAACCAGAGCCTCAGCTTTTTATTCAGCCAGCACCACAACCAGCACCAGTAGCTGAACAACCATACTCTGATCCTAATCAATTAGAGTTTGATTTAAATAAAAAGGTTCATTATGAAGATATTCATAATAAGTTACTTGAACTTGAAGAGAAAATGATTAAAATTAATGTTAAGACTCAAGAGATATTAACGTTCTTGGAAGCAAGCAATAATAAAAAAAAACCGAAGATAACAAATGGAACTCAAGCTGGTTAAGAAAGATTTTGCCGACAATTTTTTAAGTGTTGTTGGTAAAGCTGTAGATATTGTGTCTATTAAGCTCAATAAGGATGGCTTATATGCTGTCTGTAATAAGCCTGATACGAGTATTATTCTATTAGCTAAATACAATAAGTCTTTTGATGTAGATCAAGAGATTACTCTTAATATTGGAGATGTTAAAAAGCTCTTAAGAGTTATTGACTGTATTGATGAAGATGAACTTGTATTTAAAATAGAGTCTAATCATCTTTATTATAAAACCGATAAACTACAGTTTAAGTATCATTTTTTAGACGATTCAGTAGTACCTAAGGTTACGTTAAAGAGAGAGAAGATTGAAGCGCTTACAAGCGACACCTTTTTTGATATAGATATTAAGAAACTACAAGAAATTCTTAAAGCAAGTTCTTTTACTACAGATACTAACAAGATTTACCTTTATGGTTTACCTGATGGGGTATACTGTGAGTTAGGTGATAAGGAAAAATCTAATACAGACAATATTAGCTTAAAAGTAGCTGAATCTGTAGAAGGACAGCCGTTTAACCAGACCATTCCTTTTAATCTTGATATATTTCGTATTCTTACTGGTGTAAAATTTGATAGAGCGCGTGTAGGTATTAATCTTAAGTTTAAGGTTATGTCTTTCTTTGTCAAGCCTACAGAAGAAACTGATTTTACCTTTATTATATCAGGTTTAGTAAAATAATGGCTAATAAGATAACAACACAAAGTTATTTCATTAAAAGACTTAAAGACTCAGGTTATGTAGTCTATAAGCTATTTGATGAATATAGTGAAGCTGATCCTCGTTCATGGACTGTCATGATTGACCCGGGTAATGCGTCTGTAATATGTACATGTTATGTAAACCACAAAGAACTTTTTAATGAAACCTTTTTTGAACTATATGATGGTGGACAATTTATTCCTGAACGTTTTAAGTTGAAAACTGACTCAATTGAGGTTATAATAAGCTATTTAGTAAAATATGGAATCAACAACAAATCAGAGTTATACAACGGGCGAACAGTTTAAGTCCGTAAAATCTTTTAATATGAACGAAGTTAAACACCCAACACTTCCTACAGCTAATAGTAGTATGATTACTACAGAAGAAGATAGGAAAGCAATTATTGATAAAGCAGCAGAAGCGTATTCAACATTTCTAGATGCTCTACGCATTGATTGGCGTAACGACGTCAATAGTGCTGATACACCCCGTCGTGTAGCTAAAGCATATGTATGCGACCTTATTAAAGGTTGTTACGAAGGCCCGCCAAAGATTACTACATTCCCTTCAGACGGTTATGATGGTATTGTTAGTCAGATGAATATACCTGTAGTGTCTATGTGTTCTCATCACCATCTATCTTTTACTGGTGTTGCGCACGTAGCTTATATTCCTGATAAAAATGGTCAAGTTATTGGTTTATCAAAACTTAACCGTATTGTAGAGCATTATGCTCGTCGTCCTCAAATCCAAGAAGGTCTAACAGTTCAGATTCATAAAGCCATCGACCAACTTTGTACTGGTAATCAAGGTGTAGCAGTTATTCTTAAATGTACTCATACTTGTGCATGTCACCGCGGTGTAAAGCATCATGGTTGTGCTATGATTACTTCTAAGTTATCTGGGGATTTTATGAACGAACCACAAACTCGTAAAGAGTTTTATGACTTCGTAGCTTCCGCTGAGCGAGACACTAAATAATATTAATGGCCGCTAAAAAACCAACGAAGGGTAAGAAGGCTCAAGATAAAAAGCAAACCAAGGCTAATGAGCCTCTTTCTTCTATTGTTCCTAAAGCCGCTAATGAAATGACTCCAGCAGAGCAGGCTAGTATCAATCAAATGATACAGCTTGCTAAACTCGAGTACATGAAGACTCTAAAGAATAACATTATCAATGAAAAGCGTAAAGAAATAGACGCTTTAGATATGCAAATTAAGGAGTTTATGGGTCCTTATATGCTTATCGGTTATGATTTAAATAATCAGCCAGTTGAAATTGTTTCTGCTGAAGACCCAGCTTCTCATGATGCTTTATTGGAACGATTCCGCCGTGTAATGTTTAAGATCAATAATAATATTGTTCAAACTCAAGGTAACGATCCATATGGTTTTAAAGACAAGCCTCAAAACGATTCTGACGAAGATTAAAGATAAGTTTTATCCGCCAGAAAGAAACATATACGTAGTAAGAGAAGGTACATTTAAAGGAGAGTGGTTAGTGCCTGTATCTTTTACTCCTGGCTTTACTGTCTTTTTTAGCTTGCCTGATAAGCACATAAGAACTATACCTAATGAAGAAGTAAACAACGGTATTAAAAATAAAATAATAGATTTAGTAGAAACTTTACCAAAAGGCGTTTATAATACGTGCTTAGCAGAATACAAACTCAAATTAAAACAAAATGACAACGCTTCTAATAGACGGCAACAACACCCTTCATCGGGCGTACTGGGTAGCAAACAACATAGGAAAGCCTCTAATAAATTCAAAGGGAATTAATACAGGAAGTGTTTTTTCTTTTCTTAAAACTGTCAAATCAAATGCAGACCAGTTTAATGCAGATAAAATCTATATTGCTTGGGATAAAAAACTAGGCAATAAAGAAAACTTCCGTAAAACCCTTACAGAAGGTACATATAAAGGTAATAGAGATCAGGAACGTAATAAAGCTGTTTACGGAGAAGCAGATGCTATTGTTGAAATAACAACTACCCTTGGAATAAAGAATATATTTCCTGGTAATTTAGAAGCAGATGATGTTATTAGCTGGTTAAGTAAAGAAATAACAGGTAAAAAGATTATTATAAGTGTTGATAACGACTTTGCACAGTTAGTTAATACGGATACTTCTTTCTATAACCCAATTAAAAAGCTTCTTGTAGATGTTAATAACTTTGAAGAACATTATGGATTAACCCCAGAAGAATTCGTTATTTATAAATGTATAGCTGGGGATAAATCCGATAATGTACAAGGCATTGAAGGAGTGGGTAAAGTTAGAGGTAGAAAACTAGCTAAACAATGGGTAGCTAAAGAACCAAAGGCTAAAGAACTATGTGATGTAGTTGTAACAACTAATCGTCCGTTAGTAGATCTCGCTCACGGTTTAGCGGTACATCCAGATGAAACAGAACTATATACTGAACAGTATAATACATTAAATACAACATTGTCAGATTTTAATAAATTTGAAGAATCGTGCAAAAATCTAGAGTTTAACAGTATTCTAGACAAGTTAAACGATTGGAAGAAAACCTTTAATAAACAAGCAAATAACCAAGCTCTAGTTGATTTCTGTAAGTTGTTCGGATAAGTATAGTATATGAACGAACAAGTATCTATGCGTCCGGAGAGTTGCCATATCTGCGGATATGGTCCTGTACATCCTAGAGCTGTAAGGGTTAACAAAGGTAGTCAAATTGTTACTGAAGCGCATTGGATTTGCCCAAAATGTAGCGGTAGATTCAAGATAGGAGTAGTAAGTATTGAGAACCGTGAGCAAAAGAAAAACAAATAAGATTCTCGAAGAGTCAGAGTATTATACAGGCGTACAAAGCTCTCAGCGCACACCTGAAACAATGTCTGCTTATGAATATAGCAGTGACAATACGCCTACGCTAGAAAAACTAGCCAATCTTAAAAACAACGGTCAAGGCGGAGTTAACCCAGAAGCTCTTCCATACCCTCTACAAGATTCTGTAGTACAACTAGCAAACCTTTATCTACAGACTTTAGACTTAAAAAATAAAGCAGCTACAGCTGCATCAATGCCTTTATTTAAAGGCAAAGAAAAAGAATTAAAGAAGTTTCGTGCTAAGTTAGCAGGTATTATGGCAGCATATAAAGAATTAGCCGCCAGTTTAAATACTTTTACTCTTGCACCTAAGTGAATAAGTTACTCTAATACGAGTAACATATGAGACAAACATTAATAACTCTTTTGGGGTCAGTGCTAAAAGCAGCAGCGGTGAGTACCGTATTTGCAGGCATTGCTCATTTTACTAAGCAATCAGCTTTAGTCTGGTTCTTAACTACCTTTATTGGTCAGTTTATTCTATTTTATCTTTATGGTATGTTTCTTGATTACCGCGCAACAAAAGATAGTACTGTTATTCGTTTAAAAGAGCTTGAACTGCTCTCGAAAATAACGTTTACTATTAACTGTGCTGCTTGTAAACGACCTAATGATGTGGTCATTAATGCTAATGAAGATACAAATTTTGTTTGTGAACACTGCCAGGCTAAAAATGCTGTCTACGTCAATGTTGAAGCAGCTTTAGTTACAGACCCACTTAATACAGGTACAAAATAATTTTTATGGAAGACTTAATTGAAGAAACACAAACTAATCCTAGACGTATATCTACGTATGAATTTGCTCGTTGGGCTGCTTTACTAGAAG